CCTATTGCCCTTAAACAATTCTCTACAGCATCCATAACCATTTCTTCTCTATAAGTATATCGTACAAAGTTTGGTCTGTGTGATAAACCTTCTGCGATTCTTATAAAACATTTAGCTATATAATCTGTAACTGTGGGTGGGGTTTTATTTTTTGCTTTTGCTTTATTGGCCTTGGTTGCATAATCCATAACGGCTTCTGAAAAGTCTCTATTATTTACATAATGTGGTTTTGCTTTTGCTTTCGCACTCATTTTTGTTTCTCCATAATGTTATATTATACCATACTTTTAGTTAAATGTAAACCAAAAAAGTTTTAACCTGCGTGTTTACTTTTGCTCAGAAATGTGGTATAATAATATAGTATTGGCAGGGGCCAGAGGTATACTAATGTATTGTCTCTTTAGTTCCATTAGAGCCTCCTGCTAGGTATTCTTCTTCTATTATTTCTCTCTCACGTTCAACAATACCTTGTACTGCCTCTTTCATGGACTGAAGCTTGTATTCTGGTCTCTTACTATTCAGAACAAAATCAATATAAGTCTCATGTAAATATTCGTCCACTGGAACATGATGTACTATACGATTTTTATACAATTTAAATGTCTTTTGTTTTGATAATGGAAACCAATGCTGAAATTGCATATTTCCAAATAAATTAGGTAGCAATACCACTGGTCCTTCTACTATATAATTATCATCATTCTTTGTATTTAAAATAGCGATAATATCTTCGCCATTAATTAGTTTAAATTGCCTTATATTCATTTATATATTTATATCGTATAGTTTGTATTTGAATTTTTCTTTGGAATATATTTTAATTCTTTCTGCAGCGTGTTGTAATGTGTAATTCTTTTTAGCCTTCCAATGTAAATCATCAGCTATATCATATAATTTAGTTTCGCGTCCGTCGTCGCTTTTTCTTAATCCTCTTCCGATGCTTTGTAAAACCCTAATTTGTGACTTACTAGGAGAGGCAAAGATAATATTATGTAAATTCCTAATATTGATACCAGTAGAAAAAGTGCCAATACTCGCGACAATGATAGCGTTCTTCTCCCTCTCGGTAATTTCCCTGACTGATTCTCTTGTATCAACATCTGTTTCTCCTGAGACATAAAATAGTTTCCTATCCTTTTCTAATTTTTTCTCTAATAATCTGTGTAATGGTTTACCATGTTTCTCTACATAATTAAAAAGTACTAGTGTATTACCCTTTTGGTCTCTAGCTAGGTTTGATATAAAATTATTTCTTGGTTCATATCCTACTATAAAATCAAGCTCTTGCTGATAACTATTTTTAATATGAGCCTTACATAAATTATTATCATATTTTAAAACCAATACACTAATATCTAATTGACTTAATGAACCTCTATCCATTAATTCTTTTGAAGTAGTTACCTTATATACTGGTCCAAATAATCCTTCTAATACTAATTGGTGTGTTTGTGTACCATCAAGTGTTCCCGTGGTACCTATACGAAGCTCTGCATTAACACATTTTTCTAATATTGATGTTAATGATTTAGCTTTAAATTGGTGAGCCTCGTCTCCTACAACCATACCATAATCTTCAAACCAATCTAATTTTTCTTTATAAATCGATTGCCATGTTGTTATAATAACTCTTTTATTTATGTTATATTTTTCCCTACCGGAATATATTCTGTGGCATTCTTCTTCATGATTCCAGGTATCTGTTTGTGAATAATCACCAAAGTCAGCATACATTTGTTCAACCAAAGATGTTGTTGGTACTATTAATAAAACATTTGAATCATTGGCTTCAAGGAAAGACCGAATTGCCATGTATATAACAAGTGATTTACCAGATGCAGTAGGAGATAGTAATAAACTTTTTTTATGTTCTAGAGCATGTTGTAAAGCTTCTAATTGGTAATCCCTAGGTATAATTTCCTTACCACCAGCTGTAAGTGGCCAATCAGTTATTATTCTATCATATTCTTCATAAGGATCTGGGTTACCATTTTTATCATCTATAATAATATGGTAATTACGAAGTTCACAAAACTCTTTTAGGTATTTAAATAATCCGGTATATAATGATTTTTTTCTTTGGTCAAATAATCTAATTTTGCCATCCCACATTCTGTTACGATATGCAGGCATGAACTTATAACCTGGAACGAAGAAACAAAAGTGTTCTGATAATTCTCTTTCGACCGAAGGTTCACATTCAATGTGTAAAAAGGTTTCGTTAACCTTTGAAATAATAAGTGATTCCATATTACATTAATGATTTCTATTGCCGTCAAATACACATATAAAATATAAACCAAGATGGCTGGTGTTATATACTTTATGGAACTCTCCATCTTCAATTAATATACAATCGCCTTCTCGTACATTAAATCTTGTACCATCAATTTCCATTTCACCTTTACCTTTGATAAACATATAAACCTCTTCCTGGCCTTTATGTTTATGTCCGGTTGTGTTTTGATTTGCTCTTAAAAAGGTAGAGCTTAAAACTAAATTGTTTAATAGTTTATTATCTTTAAGTTGATATACTTCATTATCTTTTACGATTTCTCCGCCTATATCTTTAATACTTACTACTTGCATATTACATACCTGATGTGAATTTATGCCACTCAATGGCATTTTTAATTGACTGATGTCTCCACTTAATGTTATCCATAATCTCTTTAAGAGTATCAACCATTTCTTGTGTGTAGTGAATTTTTGCTTGGTGTTCTTGTATGATTGGGTCGGCGTCGTAATATTTATCCATATCGCCTTTCAATACAGTTAATCCATTTAATGGGTCGTAATCCCAACCTTTACTATCTAATTCTTCTTGTGATAATTTACCACCATAGTGATTAAACTTATCGCGTAATAATACCTTAAAATCTAATTCAAGTTTCTTTAGTTTTAGTTTATTAACACTATATAGTTCTAAGTATTTGGAATGTAATTTTGCAGATTTCCTAGACGCCTCTCCGAGTTCCATCTCGTCGATAACACTATCGGTTTTCCACATTTCAATGATTGCTTCTAAATTATTCATAATATATATTATACCACATTACTGTGATAAAGTAAACCTATTTTTTATACAAATTCGAATGATGTATATGAAAATGTTATATCCATTTGTGCAAAATCTATTGCTTCAGCCTGTGAATCAAACTCTACAGCACTTAAACTTGTTGGAAATATTCCATTAAATTTAATTTCTTTTGTAACATTATTATGTGATGAAAGTATTAATAATGTAGCATCTGCTTTAAAATCTTCTGCTTTACCTGATTGTATTATATTGTGAATCCAATTAAATGTTTCAATATAATTCTCCATATTTTCTGTAATATTGGCTCTAATTGCCAAATCATCAAAGGCCATTCTATCACCTGTAAATGATAAATTAACTCCTCTGTATGGTAATTCTGCAGACGCGATATTCATTGATGGTAAAGTAACAGCAACAGCAAAGTATTCTAAATTAGGATATTTTGTGTGGTCTACTTTAAATTGAAACCCTACAGGGCTAAGAAAGTTTTTATTTGTAGTTAATGTCGCCATATATCTATTTATACAATCCTAGCCCTTGAATAATTACTTCTCTGTTACAAATTCATTAAGTTGTCTTGCAACTCTAATCACTTGCGCAGCAGTAACTTTCTTTACCGGAAGTGGTAAAATATTGTCCGGGTGTAAATGATTATGCTCATTTACAGCTTGTATTTCCCTTTCAATATTACCATATAATATTCCTTCGGCTTGAGATAGTAAATTGGCTCTTATTTCATAGCCTGATTTTCCTTCTGACATAATTTCCTCCTGTGTGTATGTGTGTTAATGTCAATATTATTTATACAATCTAAAAGTTATAATGTAGACCTACAGATGAATGTGAATCCATATTATTTCTTTTCATTGCCATAATTGATATATCCCAATCACCAAAGGCTTTAGTTCCTTTTAATCCTAATACATCATCGCCATCATTGAATCTACCCCAAGTAAACATGAGGTCTATCATAGCTAAACCTAATGGCAAATCATAGCCAAATTCTGTATAGGTAAGGTCACTATTGTCTGAATCAACATAATGTTCTAATGAAACACTTTTATAAGAACTACCAATAAAGTATTCCATGGAATCATTTAAATTATTTTCAGATTCTGGTCCAATTTTAAACCAATGGCTGTCGTAATCATAATCAATTACACCACCATAGAAGCTTGTATCTTCTGATAAATCAAAAGAATAACCTCCATAAAAGTTATGTTCCCAACTGGAAACCTCATGGTCAATTTGACTTGCCCATACTCCACCAAACCAACCAGACTTTTCTCCATGTAGTCCCATCTGTGTTGCTATACCTTCGCCCTGACTTTCTCCTCTGAAAAAGTATTCGGACTCCAATCCAATTGAACCACTTATATTAGCACTTGCAAATTGTGAAAGCGATAATATAGATAGTCCGATTATCATTATTTTATTCATTGTATTT